CGCGCAGCGCCTGGAGGCGGGCGCGGTCGGCCTGCGTCATCGGCATCCACTCCGGCCCGGCGAACGCCACGCCCGGCACCTTGGCCGTCGAGGGCATCGGAGCGCCCAGTGCCCGGGGGTCGGCCTTGGGATCGACCGGCAGCACCTTATCGGCACCGGCGGTTCCCTGCGCCGGGGTCCGAATGTCTTCCGGGGCGTCGGTCTGGTTGTCCTGCGAACGGGCCATCTCAGTTCCTCATCGGTACGGCGGTCTTATAGACCCGCCCAAAAGGATCAACGCCGGTCGGCTGCTGATTATCCGCGTCTTCTTCTTCGCGCCGCGCATGGCTCAGCGCAAGAAACGATTCGATGCCTTCCACCAGGAGGCGGTAGGGGCCTTCTTCCGCCGCGTCCTGTATCCGGCCTCGCACCAGGGATCGACTATAACCACCGGAGAGGGCTCGGCAGGTCCACGAGGCCAGTCCTGATATCTGGACAAGGGACATTCCGCCGGCTGTACGGCCAAGCAGGTCGCGCATTTGAAGCTGGCCCCGGACTTCCTCCCCGCCCATCCGGCGATCAGCCGGTATAGTCCCGATCGCTTGAACCAGCCCGACATTGGTGTACCTCTCGGCGTGGTGCGGCGGGTAAATCCAGGTCGGCGCGCGGGAGCGCATATAGGGCATAGGCGCCGCCTGCTTCAGCATGTCCGACCAGTGCCGCGTCTCGGGCCGGATGCCGGCGCGCACCGATTCGCCGGCCAAGGTCGCCTCGCGGTGGATGATATCGACGCACTCGCCGGGGTTCCCTTCCATCACCCAGTCCGCCAAGACCAAGAGGCGCCCCTCGGCCAGCTGCACCAGCGCCGCCGTCGTCATCGCGCCCGTTGCGTTGGCGGCGAGGAACAGCGGCTTGGTGTGGTCGTAGTCAAGGTCGTGGACGATGTGCTCGGCGCCGTTGAAGGCGTCATAGACCGGCAGGCCCGGTCGCATCTGGAGCGCGTAGGCAAGCGCGTTCGGCGCGTCGATGCGGCCGCGAGGGAAGTTCAGCAATTGCTCGGTCAGTTCGGGAAGGGGCTGCGCGAACTCGCACTCGCGGCTGTGGAAATAGGGTTGCAGCCCCTTGATGAAATCAAGCTTTGATCGCGGCGCGCGGAGGCCGCGAATCGGGATCGACGTGCCGCGGCGAGCCATCTCGTGGCGCAGCGGCTGCAACAGCCATTGCTCTAGGCCGTCAAGCTCCACGCCGATCCAGACGGGATCGAAGCGTTCGTGGATATCGAAGGCCAGCGCCACGATCTCGTCGGGCAGCAGCATCTGCGCGCCGGCGGCCCAGACGACTAGGCGGTTTGATATCCACGACCAGACAGCCCAGCCCGTCGATGCTGAGTTCCGCCCGGTGGTTCTTGCCGGGTCGATGAAGGCGTAGCAGGCGTGCCATGACTTTTCCCTCGGCGAGACGCGGATCATCTCTCGCTTGAACGGGGTGTCGGCGTCGGACACCGCTTTGCACATATATTCCCGGTCCCACACTCCAAGCTCGCCCAGCGCGGCGTAGTTCTGCCGCTGCCGGTCGATCCAGGTCAGGGGATAGGCCGCCGGCCAGGATGGTTGCCGCTTGCCGGCCTCGTCGATGTACTCCACCGGGTACGTCTTGGTCGGCCAGCCGCTTTCCCTTTGCAGCCGCATCGGCACCGATTCGGCGTCCATCGGCGTCGCCCGGATGCGCACCTTCACATTCGGCGCGCAGGCCGGCAGCAGCTCGGCCAGGAACCAGCGCAGGGTCTTGATGCGCTGCTCCGGGGTCTGCACCGATTCGGGGCTTTCCACGTCATCGACGAACACCAGGTCGGGCCGGTAGTCGAGATACTTGACCCCCCGGATATCCTGGTCCCGCCCCATCGCCTGGATGCAGACGTTGCCGGTGGTGACGAGCTTCGTCTGGGTCCACACCGCGCCCTTCAGATCGCCGAACAGGCGGGTGAGGTATTCGTTGTTGGCGAGTTCGTAGGCGACTGCGGCCAGCCGCTCGGCAGCGCGGGTCTCGGACGAGCCGATCACCAGGATATTGTGGAACTGCCGCAGGCACGCGGCGAGGGTGATGTCTTCTTCGCCCAGCGTCGATTTGGCCGAGCCGCGGAAGGCCATGCGGATCGAGTAGCGGTCGTCGGACCAGAAGTCGGAAATCAGTTCCTTGTGGAAGGGGGCCGGCTCGACCGGCACCCCGCCGTGCTGGTGGCGATGCTCGAATATCGTTTGGTGAGCCTGCCACTTGTCGGAGACCAGGATGCCGATGATGCGGGCGCGGGTCTCCGCGTCAGCCTGCTCGGCGCTCCTGGTATCGCCTTCGGCCATGCGTCAGGGCGTCGGGGCCTGCGGCGTGTTGGCCTGGACCGCCGCGGCCACCTGATCGGCCTGCGCCCCCAGCTGGTTCGCGATGCCCTCGATCGCCGCGGTGTCGTTGCTCGCCAGCGCGTCCTTCAGCTGCTGCGAGAGGGTCGTGCATAGCGTGATGATCGCCTGGTCCTGCTCGGTGACACGGGCGACGGAAGCCTTCAGGTCGTCGATTGCAGCCATGATCGTCTCCAGTTTTGCGTGGACGCGGTAAAGTTCTTGGAGGATAGGCCGGGTGAGCCAGCGGCGCATCAGATTACGCCGCCCTTGCGTGGATCATTGCGGGCCTCGACCAGCTGCGCTGAAAGGCTTGCCACTCCGGCCCCGGTGCCCGGCGCTCTCCGGCCGCATTCTCCGGCCGCCAGCGCATCGCGAACGGCGTAATGCCGACGCGGACCAGTGAGGTCAACCGTTCCTCCGCAGCCTCCCGCGTATCTTTCGGGAACCCGATCAGAACGAAAGACCGCAGCCGGTGAGATGCGGCGGTGAAACCGGCGGCAATCAACCGGCTGGCGGCGCTCTCCAGGCTTTCAAGGGTATCGTTCGTCCCGCCCGGATCGTCATACGCGAAGAAAATATTCGGCCGCGGCTTTAGGCTGGCAAACAGATCGACATGCCAATCCTCCAGCCTTGCCGGCTGGATGCCCCCGCTGAACTCGCATCGTCTCTTTTGGCGTCGCAGCATCTCGAACACAGCTTCGACATGCTCGCGCGGACAGGCCAGCAGGTTGTCGTCGAGGACGTTCCAGCCATCATGGATCGGCAGCAGATTGACGGTCGGCCACTTCTTCCAAACGCTGCAAAACCAGCACCGCTCGGGGCAGCCGCGCGAGGTTATCGTGTACCCCGGCTTGATGTAACGACCGGGGATGAACTCCAGACTGGAATCGCCGTAGGCAACCCCGCCGATCTTGACCGGCGCGACCCATCGCCATTCCTCCGCAAGTCGCTCGGCGCGCGGCTTGTCCCAAGTGAACGTAACAGAGACGTGAACCTCGTCCGCGTAGGCCAGCAAATCCGGCGGGCCGCAATAAACAAGGGCGTCATCGGGTGTGGCTCTGGTCTTGCGCGGGAATACCCGAATGATGCGCATCACCGCTCCATCGCCAGCAGCGCCGAGGAGCGGTAGCCGTCCATCACGGGCCGCGGCGGCAGCCGGCGCAGGTCCGGCTTCAGCGCCAGCTCGTGGGGCTTGAAGGCGTCACGCGCCAGCGGGATAGGCGACAACCGCGGCCACGGCACCATCCAGTATTCGCGACGGTCGCACTCCTGGCATTGAGCGTCTGATCTGTTCACGGAACCTCGCCTCCCCCAGTTCAAGCGTCGCGTCCTCGGTGAAGCCCACGGTCTGCGGCCCGGCCAAGCACCGGATCGCCTCGCCGCGGGTCTTGTGCCAGTGGCCACAGGTCCAGACCGTCGGCGTCATTGCGGCGCCCGCAGCATCGCCTGCCGCACCGCAGCCTGCACGCCCTCGACCGCCAGCTTCTCGCAAGCCGGCGAGATCGCCGCCGCCATCAGCAACCCCTCGGCCGTCATCTGGCCGGACGCCGCGATCGAGAGGGCGCAGCCCGCGACATCGGCCTCCGGTATCCCGGCGCAGGATGCCAGGAGCAGCGGCAGCGCAAATGCGAACCGATGCATCACCCTTCCTTTGGCTGGCTCGGGGAGGTCGTTGTCTCGGCCGTCCCCTCCTTCGCGTTGACCGTGCTGACCGTCGTCGGAGCCGGCACGCTGGCGGCCAGCGCAGCGGATTGCGCCGCCAGCGTCTGATTCTGCGCCGTCGCTGTCTTCGATAACGCCTCGTCTTTCATGGCGCTGCCGCTCGATGAACCGAAATACCAGTTGATCGCCGGCGACAGGCTGGTGCCGATCACGGTTCCCAGCATCATCTTGAATATGTCGCTGTCGGCGTGCCAGACAGCGAGATAAAATCCCATCGCCATGACGCCAGTGACCATGACGATCGCCAGCGCGCCCCGCATATCCACCCTGTCGATAAAGCTGCCCATCGCCTATTCCGCCGCCTGCATGGTAACCGCCTTCGGCTTGCGCCCCGAGTTGGAGCGGGCCGGCACGGACTTGACGAACTTGGCCGCCATCGTCGGCTTGGCGCCGACCTTCTCCAGTGCAGCCAGCAGGCTATCCGACGCCTCGTGCACAACCTGCGCACCGATCAGCTTGGCGCGGGCCATCTCGTCATCGGGGGCGTCGAAGGTAAAGGTGATTTCCAATCGCGAAGCCAAGCGCGTTTCTCCCGTTCATATGCGGTAGCATCATACCCGGTTATTTCCCGAAGGCACAACAGGAAAGGCCCCGCCGGGGGCGAGACCGGCGGGGCCTTTCACAAGAGACTTGCGACACCTGGGGGTTATCGGCTAGTCTCGAAGCTCAACGGTGATGGACGCACCGGAGCATCCATGTCAGATACGACGAACTCCCGCGAAACGCAAGCCCTCTCGATGATCGAGCGGGTGGCGCGCGCAATCAGCGCGGCGTTCCGCGAGGAGGGTGCATTCTGGGATGGGGCATGGGAAACCGACATCGAACAATCGGCATTCCATGACGCAGCCCGCGCGGCTATCGAGGCGATGCGGGAGCCTACCGCAGAGATGGAAGCCCACATGCGGGAGGTTTTCCCGGCTGGCTCTCCCCCGACCCGGCGCTGGCAATGGTTGTGGTCCGAGTTGATCGGGAAGGCGCTCGACGAATGAGCTACGCCGCCCGCAGGTAGCCCTCGGCGCTTAGCAGGTTCCGCTCGGACAGTGCCTGCCGCAGGCTGTCCTCGTCTCCTTTCCAGCACAGCTTCGGGCTGACGAGATAGCGGCCGCGGTCGTTGTGCGGGTTCTCGACAAAGCCGCACTCGATCAAGTCGCGGATCGCCCGGCTGACATGGGCCTGGTTCATCCCCAGCTTGCGGGCCAGGTCCTTCTGGCCGCCGCGCACCCGGTTCTCGTAATCGCACTCTGCCATCATCGCCAGCAGCACGCGCACCGCCTGCATGCCGAGCGAGTGGTCCCCGGTGCGCGCCAGCAGCTCCTCCAGCCCCAGATACGACGCGATCATAAATCTCTCCGCCCGATAGGGATGCTTCCGCCTCTTGGAAAACCCCACGACCCGCAGAACAGGAAGATCAGGCCCCTGGTTCATATTGCCCTCAAAATCTTGCGCGACAAGGCATATCTTATACCACACAGACGCAAATTTCAATGCGCGTAGTGGAGGAGAGAATTGAAGCAGGCCATAGGGTTACGGTATAGTCCCTTCTGTTCTACTCTAACGCATGTGCACGCGCGAGCGGACTGCGCATGCTCCGTCAGAGCGCAGCTTAGCGAAGCGACCGCTTCTCCTCCCTCGCAGCTTCTCAAGATGTTTGCATGGATACGCGGTTGGGCCTTCGACGCTCCGATGCCCAACCACACGACACGCTTGGCCGCAATCGCCGGGTGGTGTATACCGGAAACGGAAAAGCGGTTGCGGTTCGGAGACGATCCTGGAAACGGAAAATCGACAGCGGTTCGGAGAGGTGATCTAGATTTCCCGCGACCCCTCCCTCGGCCTGGTGTTTTCCCGAACGTGGTACTAACTCCAACTACAAAGATCGTCCTCGAAGCAAGACTTGTAGTATGAGCCGAGTACAACTCAAGTCGAAGGCCAGCTTGTCGTACATAACACCTTCAACATCTAGCCACCGATGGGGTAGTTGAATACCTCACGACAATCTCAAGGCATGGCGTAGATCATCTCTACTACGCTGCGGGGCCAAGTCTAGACGCTCTGGCCTTCCGTGCCGCAGCATTCCCTCTCCTGGCAAGCGACGATGCCGCATGCATGGCGGCACCAATCCTGGCGGCTACCGAGGTCAGCCAGTGGGCCCGATGAATGCGTCTCGAGCTGCGAAGCAAGCGCTGTTCAAGCGGCTGGGCTTACCGTGGTATGGTGGGCGGCTGCCGAAGGCTGCGAGGGTAATGGAGAAGATGGAGAAGTCTCTGGTAGTGGCTGAGGCGATGCTGGAGCGGGACGAGGTCGTTGACGGCGAGGGGTTGGTGCTGCTGCAGTCTGATGGTCACTCGCAGCTGCTCGACGAGGGGTCGCGCGATGGGCTGATGTTGCAGCGGGACACGATCCGCATGGCTCGTGGGCAGATGCTCGAGGCGCAGGCCAACGCGGCGCCGCTCGACTATAAGCTGTTGCGACTGGGCAACGACGCGGCGAACGCCCTCAATAGGCTTGCGGTGCGGGTGGCTGAGGGGCAATTCCGCGTGAGGCGCGACGACGTTCTTGCTACGCTGTTGGAAAAGCTGACGAAAAAAGAAAATACACCGTAGCTCACTTTACCGCTTGTAAAGGCTGCGGCTATCTGGCATGCTCTGTCCACCAACAGAGCGAGGCCACCATGTTCGTATCCTTCCACCGCAAGACCGGCAAGATTTCGTGCGCAATGATCGCGCGTGATCTGGCTGAGGCATTCGGTTATCGCCACTTTGGCATTGATTGCGAGGTTGCTTGGTTTCCGCACGCCGAGCTGAGCAGCGGCATCGACAACCTTCGCGTTGCGCAAGACGGCGGCCAGCCGATAATCATAATCGGCTAAATCCAACCGAAACCTGGGGAGAAGACAATGACCACCATCACATACGCGATCACCATCGGCCCAGCATCGAGCAAGCTGTTCCTCAGCAAGCTCGACACCGACATCGACTTCACCGAAAACGAGCTTGAAGCTCTGCGCTTCGATAGCAGCACCGCCGCTGAAGGCGCGTTGTACGCTGTCGAGCAGATGACGATGGAGCCAGCGTTTATCTCGGTGCTGCCGTGATGCCGCGCATCACCAAAGGCATGATCGAGGCCGCGAACCGAGAGCTTGACGGCATTTGCGATCTGGCGAGCGAGGCGCACAGGCTCGACAACAGCGGCCTCACTGTGCTGCGCTACCACGCACACAGCGCCAACAACTACCTCGACGTGTTGCGCAAGGCTGCGAAACCGCTGCCATCGCGCATCGCGGCCAAGGAAACGATGCTGAAGCAATGCGGTTGGCGACTGTAGCCGGCCAAACCTGGGGAGAAGACAATGACCACCATCGCCGAAGCGGTCCTATGCAAAGACTGGCAAACGACGGTTTTTGAGGCACAAAGCCCGATGCTGCGAACCACGATCACGATACCGGCCGGCACTAAACTGCGCCTAGTCGATGATCCGATGGGCGTGGCGTGGGCTGTCGATGACGTGCAGTTGCTGATCGAATTGACGGGCAACAGCCACGATCCGATCTACCGCTACGTCTATGTGCCGAACTCTTTGGTGGGTTCGGCCTGATGCCGAGCATGGCCGAGGGTCGCTGGAAGCAATGCGCCGCTGGGGCCTCCCTGCTCTACCGGGCAGCGGAGGCCAGCGCCACGCAGCAGCCGGAATTGCTGATGCTGGCCGCGATCCGCTTCCGCCAGGCAGGCGCGCTGACGCTGGCTGCGGAGTGCGAGGATGCGGCAGACGACTTCACCGTGGCCGACGAGGATATCCGCCGGCTGATGGACGCGGCCGCAGGCGAGTGCGGCAAATTGGAGAGAGAGGCGTTGTCATGAGCGATCCTGGGAAGCCACGCTGGCAGATTTTCTCGCAATCCTTCGAGGTTTTGGACCGCAAGCAATACGACACCGAGGAGGCCGCGAGAAACGCGGCGGCAGCGGCGAACACGCGCAACCCGCTGGGTAAATGGGGGGCTGTCAAGGTAACCCCACATAGACAGCCAAGCGCATGAGCAAAGCGCAAGGCCTCCTCGCGGCGCTGGTGTTGGGCGGCAGCATTGCCGCCCTCGCCGTGCCTGAGGTCATGTCGGCAGGCGAGCTGACCGGCTACGCCCGCACCATCGACGGCGACACTCTCGAGCTGGCCGGCCGCCGCATCAGGCTATGGGGCATGGACGCCCCCGAGCACGACCAGACCTGCGGCAGCTTCGCGTGCGGTGAGGCCGCGACTGCCGCGATACGAAGGATGACGGCCCATGATGCTGTTACCTGCAACCCGCGAGATCGCGATAGGTACGGCCGCATTGTGGCTCTGTGCCATACTGTGGACGGCGATCTTGGCCGGCGCATGGTGGCTCTGGGGCTGGCTGTAGACTACCGCCACTACAGCCACGGCTTCTACCGCGACGAGGAGGCCGCAGCGCAGCAGGAACGCCTGGGCATGTGGGCGACCAGCTTCACGATGCCGGCAGATTGGAGGAGGGCGCGCCGATGATGGACTACGACCCAGACCCCCGCGTGGCGTACCTTCAGGGCCACTACGGCACCAAAGCCGAGGGCGACGCCTTTGCGGCAGATATCGAAAAGCTCGCGGCGCTGGCCGCTCCCTACGTCGAGATAACACACGACAGCGCGGGTGGCTGGAATCTCTGGATATGGGGATGAGCATCGCACGCTGGTGGCGCCGCCGTCGAGCGGTGAGGCACGCGCAGCGGCTGGACCGTCGCACGATCGAGGCCGCGCTTGACCTGGCGCCGCTGCCGCCGGGCCCCTACCGCGTCGATTTCCCGACGAAGCCCAACGGCATGCCGATCCCGGCCTTCGTGCTGGTCGCCAGCGACGGGCAACAGATACCGCTACCCACCCACTCGGCCTTCGCCGCGGTCGCTACGGAATTCGGCCCCGACCCGGCAATCCGCTACGTCGAGCCCGGGCTGCCGTTTCCTGATTATGTCCCAATGCAGGTTTGGGACAGCGCACACAAGGATTTCTGCTGATGCCGCGCGAGGTCGAGGGACGCTGGCGGCAATGCGCCGCCGGGGCCTCCCTGCTTTACCGGGCGTCGGAGGCAGGTGCCACGCAGCAGCCGGAATTGCTGATGCTGGCCGCGACACGCTTCCGCCAGGCCGGCGCGCTGACGCTGGCCGCGGAGTGCGAGGAGGCGGCAGACGACTTCACGGTAGCCGACGAGGATATCCGCCGGCTGATGGGCGCGGCCGCGAGCGAGTGTGGCAAATTGGAGAGAGAGGCGTTGTTGTGAGAGCTTGCACCTGGCCGTCTATCGACCATTCGCTTTTGAGCCCGTCAGGCCGAATGAGTAAGCGAGCGCGCGCCGCGGCCATGAAGCGAGAGGCGGGAAAGCTGTTTTCTGGCGTAGTTCTTAAGCCGGTGGCCCAGCCTGCCAAATGGGAGGTATTGCGCCGCCAAGCGGCAACGCTCCGAGATTTAGCTGCCCGCGGCATGCGCCCGAGAGCGTATCCAAAGGCAGCTGCAGAACTGGAGGCGCTTGCAGATCGGCTGGAGGCCGAAGATAGGGTGACGACCGGATGAGCAAGGCGCAGGGCATTCTCGCGGCGCTGGTGTTGGGCGGCAGCATTGCCGCCCTCGCCGTGCCTGACCGCCTCTCAGCGGCTGCCCTCCACACGATAGCGGGCGGCTTGCTTGTTGGGATACTGGCCCTCCCTCACCGACCGCGCCGACCTGGCCGCCTCTGGGTGCCGCCTGGGTGGCGACGCTGGCCGCCCTGACCTGGGTTTGGAGGACGCACCTATGACGTGCCCCCTTGAAAAGCAATTTATCATCCTGATGGAGGGCGCCGGGGTAGAATATACGCGCCCGGAGCAAACCCAGTCCGACCCAACGAATCTGGATTTTTACCTGCCGGCGATGGACCTATACGTTGAGGTTAAGCAGTGGCATTCCGATCGTATTGCAGGACAGCTCTCGAAACTGCCCCGCAATGCTGCGGCGCTGGTTCTCATTGGCAGGCAAGCCGTCGAGAAATTCTCCTCGCTCGCGGCCGCGCTCGCGGCGGAACGATGAGCATCGCGCGATGGTGGCGGCGGCGGCGGGCGGTGCGTCGCGCGCAACGGCTTGACCGGCGCACGATCGAGGCCGCGCTGGACCTGGCGCCGCTGCCGCCCGGACCCTATCGCGTCGATTTCCCGACGAAGCCCAACGGCATGCCGATCCCGGCCTTCGTGCTGGTCGCCAGCGACGGGCAACAGATACCGCTTCCCACCCACTCAGCATTTGCCGCGGTAGCTACGGCGATCCGCCTCAACTCGGCCTACGAGGATCAATCGTCTCGGTAGCCTCGGGGCTGCGCGACCTCGGGCTGGTTGAGCATGTAGGCGCCGCGCTCCCACCGTATCGGAAGCTGTAAATCGGCCGGGCCGTAATTCGACTTCTTCGATTCGATCATCAGCCCGCGCGCCTTGTCCTTGTGCATGTAGATGCGGCTGCGCACGCTGTTGTTCCACGACACGCTGCCCGATTCGCCGGTCCCCAGCGCCCGCCCGGCCATGCTGGGATGCTTCGTTATCAGCACCAGCCCCTGGATCGCCACCGCGAGCCGGCGCAGCTGGTTGATGAACTGAACCACCTGCTGCTCGTCATTCTGGTTGCCGGCAAAGGTCTGTGTCGCTGTGTCTACGACGACGTAGCTGATGCCATGGGTTATGCAGAACTCTATCAGCCGGGTGAACAGGTGCGTCGGCTGCATGGTCCAGTAGTGCGGGCTTTTACGGTCCTGGCATAGCCGGGAGAGCACGTTGTCACGCCCCACCCTGGGGTCGATCCACAGCCCCGACTCGGCTGTGTCTTCCATCTCGAGACCCATCGCGCGATTGATGTCGTGCTGCCGCCGCCACAGCTCGTCGCTGTCGTCTTCGCAAGAAAGAAAAAGGCCCCGCCCCGGCTGGCAGGAGAGGCCCAGAAACCCACGGCCCATGACGGCACAGGTTAAAAGCTGCTGCATCAGGAGCGACTTTCCGACGCCCCCATCGCCGTTGACCATGCCGACAGAGCCGCGGATAAAACAACTCTCGACCATCCAATCCCGCCGCGGTGGCAGCTTGCCCGCCCATATAGAGGGGTCGATCGGGCTGAAAATGTCCTGCTCGGTGGCGGCCCGAAGCCGGCCGATGTCCTGTTGCGCTAACGCCATGCCTCCCCCAGGAATGTTCTCGCGATTAAGCCGCCGGAATTTATCCTAAATCAACCCGCCCCTTTGGTCAGCGCCCGGCAAGATAGTCGGCGAGCATCCGTTGTGTCTCGTCGAAAACCACGCCCTCGCGCTCGTCCACCCACTCGGCCGCGGCGATCGCCGACTCCCGCTCGACGGTGCGGCACTGGACCGCCCAGTGGATGACATCGCCCAGGTACTCGTGCGCGACGCTGGCGCGGACCGGGCAGCGGAGGCCCAGCTCGTGCCAGGCCAGCGCGATAGCGCGCAGCAGCTCAGCTTCAAGCGGCGTCGGCTCGGTCACAGCTGCCGCACGCTGACCGTCAACGGCTCGGTCGTCGCCACCCGGCGCACCCGCAGGTCGTCAATCCAGCGGTCGTCTTTCACGATCAGGTGGCGCACGAGTAAATCCAACAGCGGCTTGATCGCGTTGTCGATGTCGCGCTGTCGGTTGAAGGGTAGCGTGATCTCCACCGCTGCCGGTGCGTACAGCAGGATGCCGGTCGAGGCGCGGGAGATGGCCCAGCCGGCTGCGATGATCCATAGCCGGTAGGCGTCCGTCTTGATGCGCTGCCGCGAGCCGGCGCGGTAGGTGAACAGCGCGTTGGCCGAGGGCGGCACCGGCAGGGTGAAGCTAATCATTGCGGGACACAGACCATAACCGGAGCGCGGCCGATGTATTTGTCGTCGGCAATAAGAATTGCGCCACGGGCGCTCTCGCATGCCAGTTTGTCGTGGAAGCTCGCAACCGCCACGGCGTTGCCGGCCGAGCCCACGCCCGCACCCCATCCGTGGACAATGATAATGAGCAGCCATGCAGCCTCTGTTGATGTCGTCATTGTCTCTCGCCCCTCGCCCGTATCGCCTCGGCTGCCAGCTTGTGCGGCGGCAGCCCGGTAAGCTCGGCCACCGCGTCGATCGCCGAGAGGCTGATCGTGTCGCCATACTGCCGCGTGCCCGCCAGCCGGTAGACTTGGTGGATCGAAAGCCCGGCATCGCGGGCGAACTGGTAGACGCTGAGACCATTGGCCTCCAGCCAGCGGGAGAAGGCGGTTTTCATGGCCGCAGCGTAGCACGCTTTACGGCCGGTAAAAAGCAGCTTGCATATGCCATCCGAAGATTATATAGAAACATGCAGGTTTTGGGAGGAACGTGGATGGTCGTCGACAAAAGGGACCGAGAGCGGCAGGCGCTGGAGCTAGCCTACCGCAAGCTGCGTGACCTGCAAAATAAGGCCGGCGTCAAGAAGGAGTTGACGCTGACCCTGGCCGCAGTCGAGGCGCTGGTGCCCGACCTCACGAGGGAGGCCCGGTGATGGCGAGTGACCGCCCGACAGGGCCGGCGAAGTGCCCGAAATGCGGCTGCCCAACTGTGAAGCTGCCCGTCACGGCGTGGGCGCTTTTCCGCGACGGCAAATACGAGACGGTCGAGCTTACCGAGTACATTGAGCTTGCCGAGAACGCGACGGCCATATGCGACAACGAGGACTGCGGGCACGAGTGGTGGCCCGCATGACCGAGCATACCCCTGACCAAATCAACGACATCTCCTCGGCCCTTATTAGGGCCGTCCGGCTGTCGATGCGCTATTCCCGCGCGCTCGGGGCTGCCGAGGCGGCGCTGTCCAGCATCAAGGGGGTGGCACTGGGTGCCGACCCGGTGATCCTGCGGCTGGTCGAGCGGGCCGAGGCCGACATCAAGCGGATTTTGCAGGGAGAGGGCGATGGACCTGGGATTGACCGCTGACCAACTGGAAGCGCGCCGCAAGTATCTGTGCGCCGGGGATGCACAGCTGATCCTCGATGGCCGCTGGAATCTGCTGTGGCGCATCAAGAAGGGGCTGGAGCAGGAGGCCGACTTCTACGACGGGCTCCAGTGGTACATCAAGCGCAACGTCTCGCGTGAGCAGATGGACCTGCGCCGGCTGATGGGGCAGTACACCGAGCCGCTGAACCTGGCCTACTGCCAGGAGCGCACCGGCCGGCCCGTGACCTACTACAGCGGGAATCCGATGCTGCGGGCGGTATGGAAGGGCCTTCAGGCGGTGACCTACCCCTGTAAGGACGAATTACAGGTCAGCAAGGATTACCCATTCATGGGCGCACACCTGGACGCGATGACGACCACCGCGCAGGGCGAGCCGATGGTGCTTGACGCCAAGGACATCGCGCGGGCCAGCGACGACATGATCCAGCTTTACACGCCGGCCGGGACGCACCAGGCGGTCGTCATGGGGGTGGACTGGTGGGGCCTCTCGATCTTCGCCGGCAAGAAGTGGGAATTGGTCGAGCAGCCTGTGGACCCGCTGTTCCGAGCCCGCCTGATCGCCGCTGAGCGCGAGTTCTACGGGTATCTGGAAAGAGACGAGGAGCCGGCGGACCAGAACCCGCGCGCCGAGGCACCGAAACCGCGGCCGAGGCTGCGGCAGATACTGCTGGACCAGACCCCAATGGACGAGCGGCCGAACTGGAGCGGCGAGTTTATGCGCCTCGCTCGCCAATTCGCCGAGACCAAGGGCGCCTCCGACCTGCACGCAATCACCCGCAAGGCGATGACCGAGCTGGTGCCGGACGACGTGGGACTCTGCGCCGTGGGGCTGGTGCGCTTCAAGCGCGATGGCCGGGGCGTCACGATCGCAATGGAGAAGACCGATGACTGTTGAGTGGAAAGACGTGTCGAGCAGCAACGTGAGCCGGGTCGGCTGGAATGACGAGACGAACGAGCTGCTGGTCGAGTTCGCTTCTGGCTCGGTCTACGCATACCCCGACGCCGGGGAGAGCGCGTACCAGGATTTGCTGGTCGCCACGTCGCCGGGGAGCTACGTCAGTAGGAACCTGCGGCGGCTGCCGGCGCGGAAGGTGTCGTGATGCCGGCTGACCCCAAAGCAACCATCGCGGTTGCGCACAAGGTCGCGTCGGAGCTTTGGGATGCAGGCTTTCGCGACCACGAAGGTATCGGCGTCCTCGCGATGGCGCTGGGCATTTATTGCGAGGCGCACGAAGACGGGCATCGGGAGTTGAAGCCCTTGCTCGACGGTATGCTGAAGGCCGCGCAGATGGCGTTCGATGCGCTACGCGACGGCAGAAAGAGGACGCCAGCCAATGTCTGACCCTCCCGACACCAGCGACGGAGGCGAGGGGTGAATATCGAAAGCAAGATAGATAAAGAGGATGGCAAACTCCCCGATGCGCTTTCGGGTTTGTTCGGTCACCCCCTCATCCCCTTCTTGCTAGGGATGATTGCGGCATTTGTCATAGTTCTGTTTGAGTTGAGATATGGCCGCACTTAGTGCGAGCTGCGCACATTACAAGCAAAAGATAAATTAGACGAACGCGATTATCTTGCCTGGAAACGAATGGAAGCGCGTCGGTTAGCTAAAGCAGAGGAATTGCAATGAGCGAACCTACGAAGGACGCCGAGTCAAACAATGTCCGCGACGATATAGAATATGGGCGTGGCTTGTTAGCTAATACAAAAATTTATAAAGGGATGGACAACTTATGGTATCCCTTTAACGCACCCGGCGGCCCGTTTAAAGCTCGTGAAGAAGCACTAGCCGCTTATTGGTATAATCGTGACTTAATCTCTGGGAAAAGTGACAAGAAATCAGACTCCAGATGGGCTATGGGAGCCACCGAATAATGGTCAATCCTATGAAGGACGCCGAGCGGCTGGCCGCAGCGCGATTGGCTTCAATTCGCATTAGACATTCAGGCAACAGCGAAGATCGAGGCTGTGATTATTGTTTCCTTGTCAAACAAATCGCCCGCCTCACCCAGGAGCGCGACGACTTTGAGGGCCTCTATAAATCGCAAGCTGCCGAATACAAGTTGGCGCGGGAACGTCTTATAATTCTGGCCGATGAAAATATAAGCTGCGGAAAAGAGCGCGACGCCGCCCTCGCATCCCTCGCCGCAAAGTCCCAGCACTACGAGGGAATGCTGCGGGAGTTGGAAATGGAGCGCGATACCCTGCGCCACAAGCTGCACTTCGCCATCGCGACCAGGCGGGGGTAGAAGTAGATGACAACCACCCCGCTCGTCCGCGCCTATTGGTGTTATTTGGCTGTTCTGCTAGCCAGCATATCAGCAAGCGCTATAGCCGTTGTGGGACTTTTTTACCTTAAGACGATACTGCGATATCTGGTTTTTGGCCCAATAGCCCTATTGATATTGTTTTTTGAATGGTTACTCCCATGACAACCACCCCGCTCGTCCGCGTCGATGTGATCCGCCACGCCGATCAACGGTACGATACATGTGGCGACTGGCTGATCGACCATGACGGTCGGATCATTGTGCGCGTCTCCGAACTCGGCGATTGGCGCTTCGAGTTCCTGATCGCGATTCACGAGATGGTCGAGGCCGCGCTGTGCCATCACCGCGGCATCAGCGAGGAGGCTGTGACCGCCTTCGACAAGGAGCACGAAGCGAGTGGCGGCGAGGGCGAGCCGGGCGAGCATCCCGACGCGCCCTACCGCAAGGAGCACGCTTTCGCGACGCTGATCGAGGCGATGGTGGCGCGGGAGTTGGGCGTGGACTGGCCCGAATACGGGGACGCTATCGACGGTTTAACCTGGGGAGAGAAGACATGAGCGACGACTACGACCGCACGACCGGCGAGGTTAGTCCTTCCGGGCTGTCGCACCGATGGAGCGCCCCGGCGAACGAGATATTCGCGGCACTGGCGAAGGCGCAGGCCGAGATCAAGAACGCGATCAAGGACGCGCAGAACCCGCATTTCCGCAGCCGGTACGCCGATCTAGCCTCGGTCAAGGAGGCGTGCTGGGCGGCGCTGACGGCGAATGGTATCGCGCCCGTCCAGATGCCGGTCAACATCGGCCAGAACATCGGCGTCGTAACCCTGCTCGGCCATTCGTCCGGCCAGTGGATCGAGAGCACGATTTACGTCCAGCCGACCAAGTTCGACGCACAGGGCGTCGGCTCGGTCGTGACCTACCTGCGCCGGTACGCGCTGGCCGCGATGGCAGGGGTGGCTCCGGACGATGACGATGACGACGGCGAGGCGGCGGTCGGCCGCCCGGTCCAGAATATCCCAGCGGCGGCGTCTCGCGGCCGTACAGCGCCGGAAGCCCGAACGGTGGCCCCAAGCGCCCCGAACGGCCAGGCCAGCGCCGATGAGAGCGCGCGGGAGCGGTGGAAGGAGATCGCCGCCGCGATCCCGCAACTGATGACGCTGCCCGAGTTGGAGAACCTGCCGAAGTCGCCCAGCTGGGTCGAGTGCCACAAGCTGATCGTCGAGGCCAGCGGCGAGGCTGCCGCGACGGAGGCGATGGAGGACTTGCGGCGGCGCATCGGGCGGCAGAGCGGCTTATTGAAGATGCAGGCCGACGAAACCGCGCCACTGCCGATCTAAGGAGGCGAGCATGACAGAGCCGAAATGGACGCCGGGGCCTTGGCACGCATCCCAAACCTACCCGCCGGGCGATTGGTGCATCCATGCGCGGGGCATCCCCTGGCAGCTTGCTTATCTCCGAGGCCATTCAGAAATAGACTGGCCGCTTGAAGCCAACGCCCGTCTGATCGCCGCCGCGCCGGAGCTTTACGCGGGTTTGGTTGAGCTGCTTGATGAGACTGAGGCCGGATTGATCGCCAGCGCGTCGTCGCGTTCGGGCCGTGACGACGATGATTTCCGCGAGGAATTCCCGGACGACTATGAGCGTTGCAAACGACTGCGTGCCGTCCTCGCCAAGGCGCGGGGTGAGCCATGACCGAGCAAACCATGCGCGTCTGGGCGGTGACGCTTTCCTTTGCCGGCGGCGGACCGCTGATCCTCAACACGCTGGCGGCACCGAGCGCGGAGGCCGCTGCCGCCATGACCATGCTGGGGGTGTGCCGCATGGAGGTTCCGACGCAGGAGCTGCAAGGCGTCGGCTGCGTCGAGATGCCGGCGGACTGGCTGCGCTGGGCGCTTAAGACCATCGAGACCGGCGAGCCGCGCAAGGCTCCCGTCGTCTCGCTGGTGCCGAGCGAGAGACCGCCAGGCAATAGCGATAACACGGGGCTGCAACCCGCTGCGGGCTGCCCGGTACACGGGTGGCTCTCTCCCGGGTGTCCCGATTGCGCCCGCGCTTTCAGCGAACAGGCCCAAGCGCGAATATATGGGATGACAGCCGATCCTGCGGACCCGGCGTAGCGCATGGCGAACTTTGCCCCCGTGACCTACCTCGACCCGTTCGAGGTCGCGGCCTCGCTGCGCACCCGCTGGGGCTCGTTCCGCCGGCAGGAAGACGGCATGTCCCTGCTGCCGGTGCGCGGCGCGCCGGAGAACGCCGACGATCCCGACGACGAGGCGGGCTTTGGCTTCTACAAGCGCGCCGGGGTCAGGAGCGGCAAGTGGCCTGAGATGAAGACGCTGCTCGACCGCATCGAGCGGCTTGGCGAAGGGCAGGAGTTCGGCCGGGTCTGGCTCGAACTCTACCCTGCCGGATATCGCGGCCGGTGGGAGCTCGATGACAGCGCCTACGGCACCCGGTTCTCGCGGGCCTACCTGGCGCTGCGGTGGAACCCGCAGGCGACGCTGTTCGCCGGGACGGAGTGGCAGGTGTTGACGCCGGGGTGGGTCACGCTGGTCAACCACCGCGCCCCGCGCTCGGCGCTTAACGGGGGCGAGTGGGATGCGGTGGCCCTGGTGATCGACGGACGGAAACGGGAGGCGGCAGAGTGCTAGGCGTAGCGCATCCCGGTCGCGTAGCCGTTGGCCTGTAGCTTGTCCAGCTGCGACCGGAGCCGCGAGCCAATGTCATTCCTAAAGAACGGACTCGCCGGGATCGTGAGCCGGTCCAACACGCGATACGCTTTGGTGCGGGCCTCGACGACGCTCTCCCCGGTGCCTGTCGAGACCAGCGTGTACGAGCCCGCCGTCATCAGCGTCGGCTCACCGTCCCACTGGCCGCGCTGCGCCATGCAGAAATGCAGGTTGTCCTCGATACCGGGGGTAACGCCCCAGATCGGCGCGCCGACCGTTTCCTCGGTATTCTCCCGGTACGGGTACGGCGGCAGCGCCATGACGACGCCGACCGCAATCTCGTTCAACGCCCGGCTCTTGGGCGGCTTCCCTGCCGCGAGCCCGGCCAGAAACTCGATGGGATCGCCGCGATGAAGTGCCAGTTCAAGGTTGAAGGCAGGGTAGCCAAAGCGACAGGTGAACTCCAGGGGCCAAGGATTACCATCGTCATCGACGATACAGTTGACATCGACATTGCCGACGTACCCCAGAGATACGAGGCGGTCCTCGAACGGGCTCAAGACTTTTTCAGCCAGTTTGGACTTGGTGACGAGCCGCATCACCGTGCCCGCTTCACCGCAGTTGGGACCAACGCCGCCGGCGAAGAGTCGCTTCTCCTCGAAATTCTCCTCCCACCCCGAAGCGAAGCCGCCGGGGCCGATCCAGCCGCCGACCGCGAACTCGACGCCCTTGACTAAATCCTGGAGGATGAAGCCTTGCGGAAACACCTTCCCTTGCCGCTTCCACCGTTGGAGCCGCCAGACGGCCTCGCGCGGGGTCTTGGCGACGAACGACAGGCTTTTGTCTGTTACATCGCCACAGGGCTTGATGGCGCACCCGTCCTCACGCTCTGCGGCAAGACGGATAGCCTCGTCATAATTGGTGCATTGCCGATACGGTGGGACCGGGATACCGGCGCGCTTGAACTCTTGCATCCCGACGAGGCGGTTAAGCTCCCACTCTCCTACGAGGCCGGGGGCGCCGATGACGGGGATGCCCTCCGCTTTAAGCTGGTCAAACTCGCGCTGAGCGTACCCGAGGCTTCCCAGGATGACGAGATCGACCCGGCGCGCGAGTGAGCGCCAGTCCGGCACCCGGTCCACAAGGCCGCGGCCGACCGGGCACTTCTGGGCGTCAAAATCACGGCACCAGTATTTGATATCGTGGCCATGCTTCTTGCCTCGGATCGCTAGATCGAGCAGACCATCGGCGTGGGGCTCGACAATGAGTGCCCTCACGGGCCGCTCGTCGGCACGCGCAGCTCGCGGTCTGGCTTGTAGAGATATTCGGACGACCGCCCCTCGCGCTGGTGGCGCTGAAGATCGTCCTGTAGCGACTTGATCTGCCCCATGATCTCCTTGGCCTTGGCGTCCAGTTCCTTGCGCTCCTGCTGCGTCCGCACGCCGTGCGCGTAAAGACCAGCGAGCTGGCCCTTCAGTGCCCGAATGTGGCTGGATGTCTCCATCTTCTCCTGCCGCATCGGGTTCTGCCACCGCTCGGGTGCCGGGCGGTTGCCGCCGACAAACCGCTCAGCCTGCCCGATGCTGGTGCCCTTCAACTGCTCCTGCCGTAGCGGGATCGGCGACATACTCTGCAACACATGGCCGGCGTAAGCCTTGAACCAGGCCGGGGTGTATTTCGGGAACGGTGCGATCTCCCGCCCGAAATAGTCGCGCCCGGTGAACGCCTCGACGGTGAGCCGCCCGGCCGGAGACAGCTTGCCGGCCAACTCGCCGACCGGATCGTGCATGTAGCCGAGGATATCCTTCTCGAAGCCCGGCAGCAGCGCGCGTTCGGCCGCGCCCTCCGGGGTCTGGCCGCCGGTACGGGGCAGAGCCATGTCGAGTGCGCCGCCGGGGGACATGACGCCGCCGCGGCCCTCCCCCGGCGTCTTGCCGGTCTTGAGGTACTGATAGACTGCGTTCTCGAGACCGACCGCCATGCCGAGGCCGATCACGTACCGCACGCGGGGGCTGAACTGGCCGCGCAGCACGTCGAGCGCCGCTCCGCCGATCGAGCGGATCGAGCCGTGCTCCCAGCCGAGAGAGGTTGCTGCCAGCTGCAGCCCCTGCTTTGCCCGCCCCGCCCAGAATAGGTTGTCCATGACAAGCTCGCCGAAGCGGTCGTCCATCCGGTCAGAGAACTCGCGGGCTTGCCGCAGCTGGATATCTGGCGTGGCGTTGGGGTTCTGCGCCAGCCATTCGGACATCTCATCATAGAAGGCGGCGGCCTTGAGCCGCGGCACCACCTTGTCGAACAGCGGAGCGGTGATGGTCTCGTTGATCCGGGCGAGTTCGCCGGCGAGGAACCCGACCGCTCGCATCGGTGCGTAGACCGGGTTGCCTTCGCCGACATCACGCAGCCCGGCGGCCAGCTCCATCCGGGTCTGGCCCCGCCGGAACGCGGTGAAATAGTTCTGCCGCGACGTGCCCTGGTACTCGGCGCCGCGCCCGACCATGCGAGACCCGGACTTGGCATAGAGGTCAGCGACCCTCTCGAAATCGGGGCCGTAGTCGTCGATGCCGCGGTACTGCCGCTCCATCTTGCGGCCGATGCCGAACACGTCTTTCCCTGCCTTTACGCCGGGGATAGCACCGAGCCCGACCTGCTTCAGGCCCTCGCGGATATCTCCGGCCTTCAGCGCCTGGATGCCGGACGCGAAGGCCGATGCCGATGCCTCCTGCGACATCGCCAGAGCGTGATAGCCGGACAGCGCCAGGACAGACTGGGTGATCGCGTTCTTGGCGTGCAACGCTGCGGTATAGGCTTTGCCGCCGAGTTCGCCATGCAGGAAGCCCAGCGCGACGGAGTTGTTGTAGATGCGGGCGAATCCGTCCGGGGCATACGCCTGGATTACGACGCCGCGCGGTTGCGGGTTCTGCTGGCTGTGGATCGCGATAGCCCGTTCGGCCAGCCGCCCCTCCAGCGGCCCCCACCCGTCCGGCTGGTTGCCGCGCGGATAATACCGGATCATGCCGCTGTCGCGGCCGACGCGGAAAATGCGGTTGTGCGCGAGGTAGCGGTCCATGTTCGCGACGTTGCGCATGGTCATATCGACAGGGTCAAGCGTCACCGGCTCGAACCCCATGTCGATCGCGTCGGAAATCGTCGGGATGGATCGCTTCTTTAGCGCCCGCCCGGTACCTTGCCGCCCCGCCGCCGCGCCCATCGCGCGGGTGACGCCAGCCGGGTCGCGGTACTGGTGGGCATAGTAGTCTTCGACAAAGGAAGCGCCTGACGTGGACGGCTCGGCGGCGATCGCCAGCTCTCGCTCCTTGAACAGCTTGCGCATGATATCGGCGAGTGGCCGCAGCTCCGGCGGCCCGCTGTATTGCGTGCCCTGGCTGCGGGTCTCGACGAAATCGAGGAAATTCAGCAGCGCCGGCTTCGGCGGCGACAGACCAGCTTTCTTTGCTACGATGTACGCCTGAAACTCGGGAATGTAGCGTTGCACCAGCGGCCGCCAGGGCTCCCGCGCCGCCTCGACAAAATCTGCCGCTGGCCGGTTCGCCAGCGGGCCGCGTGCGCCGACCTGCGCCTCGGCCCTTTCCGTTGATCGCCGAGCCGAGCCGACCTCCTTGCGGAACAGGGCCTCCCCCGCCTCGGAAAAGGCGTCCACGGTCGAGGGAGAGAACACTTTCTCGATGCCCTTTCCGGCGTCCTTGACGCCCTGGACAAGCTGCGGCGGCAGCGGAATTGCCCCTTGCTCGCTGGACGCAAGCCGTTGCATGACGCCCGGTGTTTCACGTGAAACACCCCCCGGCAGCCGCCCCATCGGGTCCACGCCAGCCATCCCGGCAGTCAGCATCTCCTGCGCCGCGACCGGCTGGCCCTCCATCGCCGCCTGCAACGCTTGGCCGCCGGTGTGCAGCGGCGACAGCAGCATGCCGCCGACCGCGCCGGGGATAAGCCCCGCAGCTTCGGCGCCGCTCGCAACCGGCGGCTTGCCCTCGCCCTCGACCGGCTGGCCGGTGAACCCGGCCCCCGCGCCTCTCACGACTCCGCGCGCAAAGCCCGGTGCGGCCTCACCGCCGCCCGCCTTGATCGAGGACATCGCCCCCTTCAGCAGCGTGTCGATCAGGCTCGTCGGATGCTCGGCCGGCTCCATCACGCCTTTCTGCATCTGCGGCATGGGCGGCGCGGTCTGCCCCATCGCCAGCGGTTCGATGGTGTCCCCGACCGGAGCGGCCGGCCGGTTCTGCATGGCCGGCGCCGCGGGCAGCTGTGGCAACGCCGCCGAGATCGGCTGCATCTTGGCCGGCTCAAGATCGGCCGCATGCTCGGCGAGCAGGTTTGGCGCCGGTGACGGAAGGCCCGGCGGCTCGATGGTGTCGCCTCCTGACGCCCTTTTGGCCTCGTCCGGCCGCTGCGCCATCAGCGAATCGAGCAGCGCCAGAGGCCCGGTCGGCTGTTTCGTCGTGTCGTCGCCGCTGCCGAGCAGCGTATCGAGAACGGCATCGGCCGGAAATTCCGGCTCCGGCCGCAGCGTCAGGTGGAGGGCGCTGTCGTAATAGCCCTCGCTAGGCCCCGAGGGCGCTCGCAGACCTGACTTATATCCGCCGGTCGCCTTGGCATATTCAGCGGGGCTTGGCCGCTCAAATGCGCTTCCCCAAACCCTGAATGCCTCGTCCTCGGTTTTGGCCCCACGCAACGCTCGGAGCGCGCCCGCCTCGGGGCCGCGCAACTCATCGGCCGTGTGCGCAAATTGCTGCTCAATAGACGGAGAGGGGCCATAGTTCCTGAACAGTGCCTGCTTGCGTGGCCCAAGCCACTGACCAATGCCGTAGGCGCCGCTGCTGGGATTGACGATCGAGGGATTAAGGCCGCTCTCGACGCGGCTCATCCACCGGACGGCGCCGCGCGCCTGCTCCGGGGTTAGGCCGAGCGTGCTGGAGAGGTAGTTGACGCCGTAATCGAACGGGTCCGCCATGTCATTCTGACGGCGGTTGCGCCGGAGCCCCCGGCGTCGGCAGAGGCTTCATGCCCGCCGATTTCCGCATCTCATTGACGACCTCGTTCAGCTGCCGTTGCAGGACAGGCTTTTCCTCCTCGGTCGGCCCCGGCGTGCCGAACGGCGGATAAAGCTGCTTCTCGATGTTCTTGCGCAACCCCTCCAGCGCGCCGCGCCGGTCCTGCGCGCTGGTCTTAGCCCGCGCCTCGGCCAGCTTTGAGGTGAACTGCTGTACCTTCTCGCCGAACTGCGCCGACAGGCGAGACTGCGTTTTCTGCCGCTCGGTCAGGTTGCCCTTCTTTATCGTAAGATCGGCCTGCTTCAGCGGCAGCTGGGCGGCAAACTTCTCGCGCTGCCAGTTCTCGCCGCGCAGGTATTTATACATATTCGCTGCGGCCAGCTGCTCGCGCAGATTGCCAGACGACATCTTGTAAAGCTGCTCCGTCGCGTAGGCGACCGCCTCCGGGTCGGCATCCGGCCGGATGTCCTTGATGCGGGCGGCGATGGCGCTCGGGTCGGTGTAGCGGAACATACCCATTATCTGCGTCAACTCGTTGTGATCGGCGACATCGACGGACGGAGGGGCGGCGGCAGCCGAGACCGGGGCTGCCGCCGCGGCGCCCGGAGAGAGTGGCGTGTCCTGCGTGTTGGTCGTCACCCCCGTCGCATCCGTGGCCGACGTGCCGGCGGCAGGCGGCGGCTCCAGCGGCACGCCCGCGCGGCTCTGCCCAGCCCCGGCTAGACGATAGTAAGCGTCAGTTTGCTCCGGCGACATTTCCTGCCCGCCGTTCAGCTCCATCGCGTCCTGTTGATCCTCCGACAGCGTGCGCGGCCCGGCCTGCTGTTGCGGAGGCGCGGCGGGAGCCGGGGCGGACGAGGGAAGCTGCATGCCGGCAGCGGGTGGCGGCGACATGGGTTGCCCGCCGCCGATGCCTGCGATCTGTTGCATCGGGTTCTGCTGCGGCGAGCCGAAGCCGGGGATGCCGCCGGCCATCAGGGCCTGCCCCATAAGCTGGCGGCCTTGCTGCTCGCGCTGGTACTGCTGCATCAAGAGACGCGCCTGCATCTGGCGCATCGCCGATTCCTGCTGCTGCCGGTAGTCCTGCGCGAACTGGCCGAGACCGGCGCCGAGAGCTGCTAGTGAAAACATCGCCTGCCCTTACCTCACGCTGCCGAGAGTGACATCGGGAGCATCGACCCGAGGCCGCTGAGCAGCCCGCCGCCACCGCCGGCAAACCCGGACCCCGCAATATCGCTGGTCACGCCCGTCAGCGGATTGGTGAAGATGCCAGCGCCCATGCCTGACCCCGGGAGCCACCCGCCAGCCCCGGCCGCGCCGCCGCTGCCGAGCAATCCGTTGCTGCCGAACAGCGCATTGCCGCCAGACAGGAGGCCGCCGATGCCCTGCGCGGTCTGGTTGAAGCCCTGCTGACCCAGGTTGCCGCTGAGCTGCGACGCCTGCTGCCCCAGCCCCATGTACTGCATCAGATCGCCCAGCACCTGCTGCGGCAAGAGGTACTGGTTGTTGCCGAGATTCGTCGCGCCGGTCAGCTGGCTCTGCAAATTGCTGGTGCCGGCCATTGCATTGTTGCCGATCGTCGCCCCGGTCAAGTAGGGAGCCGCGCCGAGGGTCGAGAGACCCTGCGCGCCCGTCGTGCCGAGGCCGAGCGCCCGCCCGAGTCCTTGGCCGCCTGCGTCAAGCAGACTGCCGTAGGAGGCCGCCCCCTGCACCCCCGCCTGGTTCTGCGCCTTGAGAGCCTCCAGTACGTTGGCGATCTGGCCCATGTAGGTCTGGGTGGGCAGCTGCGACGAGCCGTAGGCGAGGTTGGTCGCACCGGAATAGAGCGGCGAGGCTGCCCCCGCTGCGCCTTCCATCCGGTTCAGCCGGTTGTTCTGCCAGTTGATGTCGAAATTGCCCATCGCGTTCGAGGCCACGCCCGCGCCATAGGGCGATGACCCGAGCCCCGCCATCGCGTTCGCGGCCCCCGACTGGTCCGTCAGCTGCTGCTGCGTCCGGTTGAACAGCGCGGACTGCGGGTCGAACCCGGCCTGCATGATCGAGCCGGCCTGGTCGTACATGTTCTGCGCGCCGCCGGCCCCGTAGGCCGCCGCCTGCGATGCGCCGGTCAGCGCCTGCGCGTATTGCGGGTTGGACGCCGCCGCGTTCACCATCTGGCCGTAGAGCGGCGAGAAGGCGCTGCTCTCGATCTGCGGCAGCAGCCCCAGCGCCCCTTGCGCGCCACCGGCCAGCTGCGGCGCGGCGCCCGTCACATCGCCGTAGATCGGCAGGAAGTTGTTGTAAGCGTTCTGCGCGCTGCCGACCGCCTGCCCCGCATTCTGGTCGTAGAGCGTCGATTGCCCCGGCGCGCCGAACAGGTATTGCGCGCCGGCGTTGTAGCCCTGCGGATAAAGCCCCTGCGCTTGCGGGTAGGCCCACGCGGCCGGAGTGCCGGCACCGCCGTTCGCTGACATGCCGGCAAGCGGCGAGAGGATATCGCCCCATGAACTGGCTGCCAGCCCCTGGTTTGGCGGCAGCATGACGGTCGGGCTGCCTGATGACGAACCGGAGCCGCCGGCCCCCATTGCGGACGGCATCAGACGGGCTCCACGCGGTCGAGGCCGATGACGCAGACGCCGGGCTGCCCCGGCCCGGTGTAGCGGATCGGCAAGCCCCACTCGCAGACCGGCTCGGCGACCTCGACGATGCGGTTGTGCGCCCAGTAGCCGGGGAACTTGACCCGCACCTTGTCGCCGGCCTTCAGGTTAGATTTCATCGGTTAGCGACCACCAGAAAATGGTTGACCTCGGCTCCGCACCCAGCGCCAGGAAGAACGGCATCAGCGGGCGGTCGCCATTGTCGTGCAGCATCGCAAACACCGCGCCCTCTATCCGTAGGGCCTTCTTGCACTCGCGCCACATCTTATAGCCGATTCGCCCGCTATCGCGCCATGCGTTCCCCAGGTAGTGGCCGCAGTCGATGGCGAGCAGCGTCGATTTGTAGGCGAGATGGGTCGAGAACTGCCAGGCGATGAAGCCGGCCACCGTGCCATCGACCCGGCAAGCCCAAACCTTGAATGCCCCCGCCGCCTCCATCTCGGCCATCCGCTCCCAATCCGGCAGCGGGATCAGCTTGCCCTTGTGCGGCGATAGCTCGGCCCAGTAGGCGCGAATCAGGTCGGGAAGGTTGGGTTCGAGCAGCAGCGTGCCGAGAGGTTCCCAGCCGCAGGCTACCACTGGCCGCTGAAGATCAGCACGACCAGCGCGAGGAAGCAAATCCCCGCGATCGTCCACACCAGCAGGAGCCGGCGGCCTTCGGGGGTCACTTCGGCTTCGCGGCACGAGCCTCGGCCAGCATCGCGTACACCGCGCGCAACGTCGTCGAGGCGTGGTTGCCTACACTGTCGCCGTCGTAGTGCGACTTGCCGCCGTTCTCCGGGTCCGGCAGCGAGGCCCACTCGCAGGACAGGAGATGCGCGAAGCCCTCGTCGTCCATGTCGCCCTTCCACCAGAGCTTGTAGCCGCGCCCGACCAGCAATTCCCACCCCAGCATGTCCTGCAAGGTGGGCGTGAACAGCATGCCGGGCGACAGGTTGGCCTGCTGCGCCAGCCGTCGCAGCGTGCCGCGCAGGAACTGGTAGGCACCCACCGCCGACGACCGGGTATCGCGCATCAGCATGGATGACTGGAACGAGTAGATTTGCCCCATGCTCATCTCGGTGAGCGCGATCGTCGATGTCGGGTGCCCGAAATAGGCGTTGTAATTGTTGCGCGCCTCGCCGATCGGGTTGTCCGGCACCCCGCCCCGGATAAAGTGCAGGATGATGTCGGTGCACGGGTCCATCTGGAATGTGTTCATCAGTGCCATACCGCTCCCAGCCAGACGCCGAAGATAGCGTGCAATATGCCGCCCAGGAAGGTGCCCAAGGCCACGCCGCCGGCCAGCAGCATCGAATACCGGGTGCGCCAGATCAGGATCATTCGCTCGATAGCGTCAAGGCGGCTGTCCATGCCCTGCAACCGCTGGGCGATCAGCAACTTCTCTTGTTCAAGTCCGCGCTCCATGTGCTTGACATTACGGTATTCCGCCTGAACCAAATCCATCTGTTTGGTTAGGTCGTCCCACCTTATTTGATTACTGGAGCGGTTGGTGACGACCTCGGCGCGCAAGTCGGTGATCTGCGACGCGAGACCCTGGACCTGCGCCGACAGGCCGCCGATCAGCTGCGAAAGGGGGTCTAGGACGCTGTTCGGCATCAGCCCTAGTGAACCACCCACCCCGTACCGTTGCAGTACGCAACGATATGGTCTGTCCCTCCGGCCACAACGGCAGCGTTAAAGACCGCGCCGTTGTTGTTATTGACGGGGCGGAATGTTCCTTCTGCGCCGGCATTGCAAGTGCCCAATGACGCCACAGCCACAGGCACGATATTGAGACCAAGATCGGACCAAATGCCAATCGTTGTCGGGGTCGTGCCGACCTGTATCTTGACGAGGCCGCCGGTGTTCTGCGCCTGGATACGGACCTCAGCCGACCCGCCATTGGAGTTGACGCATAGTGCGCCATCGGTCGCGCCGGACGGGTCGCAGTACCCGAACCATTGCCTGCCCCAAGTACCGTCGCCTGTCCGCGCCAGGTCCAACCTTCCGGCCACCCCCGTGGTGCCGATTACGGCTTGATTGCCGTAGCCGACGCCGACCGTCAGCCCGGTGACGCTATTGGCTTGGATCTGAGAAGTCCCCGTTGGATCGGCAGCATTCAGGCCGGCAACGCTGCTGCCCCCGATTACCGTCGTGAAAAACCTATTAGCCTCGCTGGCCCCGGCCCATCCAACAGAACCCCTCACTAGCCCGTCCGCGCCACGCGCAAATTGAATTAAGCCGGATTGTCCCGAAGACCCGAGGACAAGCTGCCCCCCACTATAGGGCGCTGTGAGCGTAGAGGGGCCATTCGTTCGCAGCACAGCCTTGGTCCCGGTCGCGCTATCGGTGAGAGTCCCGCCCTCGGCGAACGAATTTGCCCAATACAAACTTCCCCATGCACCATCCAGCGTCACGTTCCCAGAGAATGTATTGCCAGAGAATGACGCGGCGGCGATGGTGCTTGCGCCCGGACCCGTGATAGTCCCGCCGCAACCCACTTCATTGCCGACAAAATCAAACCGGCGAATTTGCGGCGGCGCCACAGTGATGTTGGTACACGCTATTATATTCCCCGTGATCGTCCATTGCTTGAGGGCCGTAGTGGCGTCCAGGGAAAAAAGTGGCTGCGCGCTATTCAGTGTGTTTGCTGAAAGTTGCACACGCTGAACCACCGGCCACGTCGAGTCTGAGTGTATATAGGCGGTATGAACCCCTTCCACATGATTATTATAGAAATTATACTCGACAATGTCGGCTATCGACGCCGGCAGCTGACTCTCAAACGAGAGCCAATAATTAGCCGCTCCATTGAAATGATTGTTGTTAAAATGTAGGGTGTTGGGACCGCCAGCAGCATTCGTCGCGTTGCCGCCCGTAATTTTGACGTAAGCGTTTGCTGTGGGGTTGGGGCCACTGTTGCAACCGAAACGGCTGTTGTCGATATATGCTTCCGGCCAGCCATCAAAAACGAGGTAATTCCCCGTGATGTTGCAGGTAAACAGCTTCGAGGCGTGGACGGAAATCCCGGCGCTGGCGGTTGAGTAGAAGTAAAATCCGTTGTCGAAATTCGAGCAGCGCACACGGTCGAGAACGACGTTATAAGAAAGCTCCATACGAAGGCACGTCGAACCGGAAAGTGGCGAAGTGTTAGCGCCAAGAATGTTGAGGTCACGAATAGGCGGCGCTTGCAGGACAGGAGTGTATTTAACGCAAGTCACGACGGCCTGCGCGCAGACTATCGAGGCGCCCTGGGAAGTCGAGGAGATGCCCGGCGTGAGAGAGCCGCTCCCCTGCAAGAAAACAGGCGTGGTGAACACCAGCCCCGTTGCGGAATAGCAGGGATGCCCGGTGGGGAAAACGAGTGTGGCGGTTGGATACGCCGTCGCCAGCGCCTGAATAGCCGCGGTGTCGTCGGCGCCGGTCGTGCCGTTCCAGTTACATGCGGCGGCGGCGAGCTCCGGCGGCGGGGCTGTGACGCTTACCTCGCTGCGTAGTGCTATTGCCCCCATCCCCATGTTGACCTGGGCGGTCGGCAGCGTCGCATTCGAGGCCGCCGGGTTCATCCCACCGCCGCTATGGCTCTGCGCCCACGCGGGGGCGGCCGCGGCCAGCAGCAGGCCCGTGAGCAGGAATGCCTTCATCTAGCGGCTTTCTCCGATTCCTTCAATTCTTGGATCGCCTTAACCAACACCGGCACAATACCCGCCCAATCAACGCTGTTCGGGCGCCCCTCGGCGTCGTGTCCAACCAGTTCCGGCAGAACATCGGCTACTTGTTCGGCAGTAAACCCATACAACTCGCGAGCGCCGTCATCGCCGTAGCCCTTATTGTAGCGATACGAGACGGGTTGAAGTGCCATGATTTGTGCGAGCCCGGGCCGCAACGGCGATATGTCGTGCTTGAAGCGAGCGCTCGATGTCCCAAGGCAAATACCGACAGCGCCAGATCCTTTATAAAGCAGTCCCGTACTGGTATCGGCGCAAACGGTATTGTCGGTATGGGTCGCGTCACTCGGGAGTGACGGCAGATTGATGCCTCCCGTTACGAGACGGATGCGTTCCGTTCCGTCATAGACAAGGCTAACGTCGCGGGCGACGCCGCTGCCGTTATGCGCAGTGCCGAATGTCGATACGTTGGCGGCCCACGACCCGAGATACGCCCACTCGCTGTTTGAGGCATCGGTGAAAAGGTTGTAGATGCGCGCCGTGCCTGCGGTGGTCCCAATATTCAATTTCGCTATTGGTTTGTTTGGTCCGGCTATGCTGACCCCGTTCACATCAGCCAACACCATGTCTTGATTTGCAGTATCTCCGCCAGTCCTTACGCCGAGTGCTACGAAATTAGTGGTGCCATTGTTATCTGCCCTAGCATAAACAGTTCTTTCTGAAAGCCCGGTATCTCTGAGGCTAATTCTCGGGGCCGCCGCCGATAAGTGGATAATAGTTGTCGGCGTAACACCCAATCCCAATAACCCGCCAGATGTTATCTGCCCCGATCCGGGGAGTGTCGTCGTGCCAGACAGCGTGCCGCCCGAGAGGGTTAGGCCGGCGACCGTCGTGACGGTGCTGCCGTAGGTGATCGCGGTCGAGCCGAGGGTAAAAAGGGCGCCGCCCGGCACGAGGGCGTTGGGCGGGTTGTAGACCTGCGCCGCCGCTGCCACCGGCAGCAACGCCAGGAGAAGTCCGAGAGCGTGGCGCTTCATTTGTACCAACATGCCGTGGTGGTGCCGCTGGCCGAGCCGATGATCGTGACCGCAGGCGGAATCGGGAACTTGTCACGCCACAGGCAGCCGCCGGGTTGCAAGGTCAGCGTGCCGGCCGAGCCGATGGCGGCGGTTCCCCCGGTCAGGTTGACCCCGAGCGTGTTCGAGGCGTGCGCGTTGCAGATCATGAAGTAGTTCTGCGGCGCAGACGGGCCTGTGGTGGTCGCGGTCGGGAAGACCACGGGGGCCGAGCCGGTCGTAACCGTCTGGTCGCAGCGCGACAGCGCCGCGCTCGCCTGAGCGAAGGCCGAGGTCGCCAGCGCGATCGACAGCGCGGCAACCGCCGCGGCGAGCACGAGCGGCCGCGTCCACCGCCACTCGATCAGCTTGCCGCCCAGCGGGTCGCCCATCACCCAATCGTCCTGCGCGCCGTCGAACATCACTTTTTCCTCGCGGCCTTGCGCCCCTTCGCGGTGGTCTTGTTGCCGCGCATGAGGCCGATCTTGTTGAGCGTGCCGTACACCGCCGACTTGTTGCCGGGGTACTCGCGCTTCAGCTTGCTCTCGACATCGGCCACCGCCGTTTTCTTGCCGCCCGGCGTGCGCTTTGGCATACGCTTTCTCCCGATGGTGCCGGCGAAGTTGCCCGACGTGTTCATGTCAACCCGAATGCCACAAAGCCAAGGAACCCGATGACGAGCGCGACCCTTGCCGCTACCCGCAGCAACCGCCTGACCTGGGCGGTCCTAGCCTGCCTTGTCGCCGCCGCCATCCCCGTCGCCGGAGGGTCCGGCACCTTCATGCCCGCGATGGCCTTGGGTTGCTGGTTTCTCGTGCTGTCCGCCCTGGACCGGCCCCAGATAGACCGCGTATGGACCGGCTTCATATGGGTTTCCGTAGGGGCGGCCATTTGCGCCTATGTACAGCTGCCCCGGCTCGAATACCCATTTCGGCCACCCGGGCCGTTCGCCAGCCCCGACTACCTCGGCGCATTCGCCGCCGTCATGGCCTTTGTCTGCCTGCGCTTCGGCTATCGCTATCTGGCTGTGGGCAACCTCGTCACCGTAGCCGTAACCCAGAGCCGCGGCGCGCTGCTGGCGGTCGGCGCGGGCGGCGCGGTCTGGCTGTGGCAGCGTTCCCGTATCGCCGCCTGCGTGGGGATCATCGCCGCAATAGCTGCCGCAATCCTGCTGTGGCGGCCAGAGGCGCGGATCGGCATCTGGACCCTTGGCCTCAAGATCGCCGCCCAGCACCCGCTGACGGGATGGGGGATTCGCGGGGTCGAGGTCTGGCCGCTCAACCATTTCTATTCCGTCCCGCTTGACTGGCTGATCGCCACCGGCATCATCGGCGCCGCGGCGGGCATGTGGCTCGCCGTCACCGTATGGCGACTAGCCGGCCGCGACGACAGGGCGATCCTCGCCGCCTGGGTCGTGGCCGGCCTCTTTCTCTCGGCGTCCTGGCCCATGTGGGCGGTCCTGTTCGCCGTCCTGGCCGGCTTAGTA